CTGTTGCTGAAAATCCTGTACCTGCTCCACCAGTAAAATCAGTCATCAATAAAATATCACCTTGTGACATTCCTGCTGTAGTATAAGATCCTCCTGGGAAAGTAATAGTTACTGCAGCACTACCACTTGTAAAATTACAAGTAAAGGCGCCTGACAAAACTCCGAAGTCTGTTTTAATGGGATGTATATCGTAGTACACTCCCCCTGAATAAATATATAAAATTCTATTAGTTCCGATAGCTGCGTACTTAATAGATGCTTTACTAACAAAATGATGTAAGCCTCTAGTAACTCCCGTTAGTTTACTATCACCTAATTGAGTCCAACCGCCAATTTTCTCTGGCGTACCATATCTGAACCGTACATTCTCACCGCCGGTCCATTGAGACTCAGCTCCTGTAGATGTAACTTGTTTATTGAATCCCGGTAAAAACCCTAATTTTTGTAACATAAAACTCCATTTTATTATGCATCCTTATTTCGGGATACCTAACATTGGTCTTCTGTCAAACTTGTTCTTTTCTGCAAAAGGACCATCTACATGGTTATAATGCAAAAACACTTGTCCACAAGTAATTCCTTTAAAAGGTTCTCTCCAATGCTCTAATTCACAGCCACTATATACTAGCATATCGCCAACATCAAGTAAGACTTTCGTGCCTTCTGGAGCACCTGGTTTAACTAAATTTTGTCTTTCATTCATAACATTATCCGCACCTGTTCCATCTATAAATATGGGCCACGGTTCACCACCCAAGTTTATCGTTGTCGATATCTCACAGCTGGGTCTATCTTTGTGTCTATGAAGTGTGTCTCCATTCTTATAAATTCTTGCATAGGAATAAGTGGGGACTAATTGTAGCCCCGTTTCCTGGGCCATGACTGGTAGTACTTTAACTAACAAAGTCTCCATTACTGGATCAGCATAATGAGAATAGGTGTTGGGTATTTGTGCATCGGTCCATGTTCCAAACATACCATTGTCGTAGGTTATATTATTTTCGTACATATACTTAACCGCATCTCGTTTAAGTAAGAAGTAGTTAAATATAAAATTAGCTAACTCGTAACTAACAGCACCTTTGATTACTTGATATTTGTTTTCACTAAACATATAGTTCCTTTACGGTTTGATAATACACTGGCATAACTTGATCAATGTTTCCTTTTTCATCTTTTCTTATTTGTAATTGCTCTGGAAGATAAAAATATTTTTTAATATCCTCATCGGTATGTAATACTTCTCCCTCTATATGAAAAGAGTCTGCTTTAAAATTAGTAATAATAGCAGGGATCATAGAAATATTTAATTCTTTAGCAATTACCATTCTATTATTTCCAACAATTACTTTAAATATATCTCCGTAGTTTTTATCCCCATATACAATATGTACAGGATCTCTAAATCCATATTTAGTCATAGAGTTTTTTAAACTAGTATAAAATTGTTTTTCTTCACCATTAATAAATTCATTTCTAGTAAGATGAGATATTTCTTCAATAGGTAATTCTTTATAGATCATTTTAATCATATAAACATTCCTCTCTGTAAAAAATTAAACGATACGGATATCCTTATATCATTAGATTGATTAGGTTCTACACAATGATTCAACCAAGCTGGAAACATAATAAGTCTTCCCGCTATTGGTTCAAAGTGTACTTCTCTCCATAAATAAGAAGGTAAGGACCCTTCTTTTCTTCTAGGGTACGTCATAGCCGCAACAGATTTTGGATCTTCACATTTTAAATGACCACTATTTTTTGGAGTTTTAATATAATAAACACCTGACCACAATGAATTAGGATGGGTGTGGGGTCTATTATATCCTCCTGGTGGATTAATATTTGCCCACATACTACCTAAAAAAGGTTCGTTGTCTAATAATTCTTCTTTGTAAATATATTTCTGTGCTTTAAGTAATATATCTACCAATTCTTTATACTCTGGTTTTGTATGCATATCATCTGTTGAATGCCAACCGTTCATATTAGTTCTATCTAATCCTTTATCTTGATTGGACCAATTAATAATAGATTGTTCTAATCTAGCATTTAGTTCTGGTGTTCCAACATCAGAGACATAGATAGGTGTTGGGAAAAATAGTTCTCTATTCATCATTTAAAAGAAGGTCCTCCAAACCACATTACCAATGATTTTCTAATTCCTTTAGTAATAGGTATAACTCTATGTCTAACATAAGAAGCAAAGAATATAGCTTGTCCTTGTTTAGGTCTTGCAATTTTTCCATCAGACATTAATTCTAATCCACCACCTTCAAATTCTGATTCGGGAGATAATAGACAAGTCATAGATATTTTTCTAACAGGTGGTTCATTTAATCCAACAATATCGGAATCTATATGCCAATCATAAAAACCTCCTTCGGGATATTCTGTATATTGAGCTTGTTCTGTTATTTGCATTCCTTCAAATCCAAAATGATTATTATTTGTTTTATGTATTACCTCTTCTAAGGTTTTATACATTTCTGGTAATTTATTAAAAGGAATCCAACTAATGTGAGATGTTCTGGCTTTAGTATCTACTACCCCTCCAACCGCTGCTCCCACTTGTCCATCTTGTACTGGTTCAGATCTTCCCGCATTAATGATTAATTGACATTGCTCTGGTGTAAATATGGGACTAGTAGTTTCAACTATTAACGATTTCCATTTTGGTTCTGTTATAATCATTGTGCCCCTCTATTTAATATAGGGTTATATAATACATCACAATTAGCTGCTAATGTTCGTCTTGTTTGATCTGTTCCATTAAATGGATATACACAATGTCTCATATCGTATGGAAAGATATAAAAATCTCTTAATTTCATAGGTGGCTCATAATCTACTTTTGCAAACTGACCGTTAGAGGCACCTAGTATTTGAAGTTTACCATTTTGAGGAGACCCTTCCGCTGAATACTCTACACCGTATGTATCTGGTAATTTTAAAACCATAACAGAAGATAAACCTGTAAATATATTTCCTTGATGAACGTGAACTGGATTATATTCGTGTGCTTTCATTTCATTAACCCAAATAGAATTTAAATGAGTTTGAGGTTCTCTAATATGATTAAATTCTAAGTAATGCTTAAACACAAACATAAACCAATCTAAAACATTGTTAGGTAATAAGTTATGTCTTCTCATTTTAGATTCATCATCTCCATCATAGAATAAAGAATGCTCATTTTTAATCTTACCTACTAATTGTTTATTAGCAGGTTCTAATGTATTAAATTTTTGTTCGTAAATTTGATTAACAGCTGTAAAAATATCTAAAGGAGTTTCGTATCTTAGGATAGATTGCCCTAAAAATGTGAAGTTAAAATTCATAATACTATGTGCCCATATTCACGTAAGATACTTTCTGGTATCATTGCTTTATATGGATTCTCTTCTTTTTTAATTTCTGTTTTAATAGTATGCATATTGTTTCCAACAACGGTATCATCATAAACCATACCATTTACTTTGAATTGCGTCAAATTTTGAAGATTATGTTTAAATCTAGGTATCTCTAAAAAGTCATATATCTTATTAAGTTGGTTGGTTGTGTCTAAAACTAATTCATCATATTTTAAAAAATGACACATATGTTTATTCTCTGGTCGTAAGGCGTTTTGAACTGCTGTTAAATCTTTAGCAATAGCCCCATCTTTGTTCATTAACATTCTTAATTTTTGTTCTATCGTGGTATGACCAAATTTATTAGGAAATGCAGTTGGCTCATTTGTAAACCATTTAATATAAGATGCTAATACATCCATTAAATCTCTCCATATAATTACACATTTAATAGGTTGTCCTAAATGTTGTTTCATTAACATCAAGTTTCCTGGTGTCATTACGGGACCACGATCAATTATATACTTATACTTCCAATCTTTATAATAAGAAGAATAGACGGAGGACAATACATTATCTAAAGACTTATGGTCCGGATAGTTTTGAAATACATCGGTTTGTTTCAATAGAAACAAATCTTTCATTATCTCTAAGGTAATAGAGTTAGCGGTAACCCCTATATCAGGATTTTGATTCATAAGAGAACCAAACAAAGTATTTCCAGATCTAGGTAATGCTAATAGGAAAAATATTTTTTTATGGTTTTTGTTTTCCATAAGCTATTTCTTCTTTCTTATCATACTGTAATTCACCTGTTTTTTTTACTCGTTCAATAGTTTCTAATTGACCTACTACGTTAAATACTTCTGGTTGAGAGGAGCCTGAGGTTAATGTCTTGGCTTTATTCAAATATACTTGATGGTATGTTTCTAACTGATGGTCGTTAACATTTTTATCATTAAAGGTCCCATCATTAAATTCTAATTTTAATTTAGACCACATATTAATTTCTCTCATTCTATCTTTAGCTACTGCTTCCATAGAAGCTTTGCCATAAATTTTTTCATCTCGATCTATGGTATAACACTCTAGTTTATATTCATCTTTCTCTGTTTCTAATTTCTTTTGTAGCCATTTAATCTTAGCTTCATTTCTTCTATAGTCAAAAGACAATGACATTAGATTTTCTAAAAATACGCTTTGCTCTCTAACGCACTGCCAGTATTTAGCGGCTTGAGTTGGATAATTATTATCTTGTAATACAGAAACTCTAGCTTCGGTTTCTGTTCTAAATATTTGTTTTTTATTCCAAGTATCTCTAAGTTCATCTACCATTCCTTTAAATGAGTTTAAATCATTTGGCTCAAGTAGATTATTGAGGTGGGTTTCTTCTTGTTGTATTAGTGACTTTATATCTTTCTTCTCATTCATAAGTAGGTAGGTATATACGCTATGTTAGGTTAAATGTAAAGTGTTAAGAAGTTGTTATTGTTTTTGTTACTAGGGTCTCTCCAACCCATTCTTCTGTTGATGTTATAAACGCAGTAGGAGGTCCTTTACCAGTAATTACTAGTCCAGCTGTTTGTGATCCAAGTCCCGATGCCCTAAATCTTCCAGTTGCAAGTCCTGTTGGATTTGTTGTCCAATTAGTTCCGTTCCATTTTTCTGTAGCTGTCAAATAACTACTACCCCCAGCAGTAACGGCTGCAGTTTGTATTCCAAATCCTGATAGTGAATATCTAGCTGTGTTTAATGAACCTACAGGAGACCAAGATGTTCCATTCCAAGATTCTGTATTTGTGACTGCTCCTCCAGGAGAGATATATCCTCCAAAAGCTAATGTTGCTGCTTGAGTCCCACAACTAGCCATATAACCTCTAGCTGCACCCATTGGATTCACTGTTGCCCAAGCAGTTCCGTTCCAAGATTCTGTTGCTCCAGTTACTGAATAACCAGCTAGGTATCCACCAAACATTAAAGAGGCTGTTTGAGTTCCACTTGATCCAGATCCATATCTTCCTGAATTTAAAACGGCAGGATTTGTAGTCCAAGTTGAACCATTCCAAGATTCGGTTGCATTTAAAAATGATGGACCTGTTAAACCACCAAATGCTAAAGCTGCAGTTTGAGTTCCTGCAGAAGAAGATCCTCTCCAATATGCTCCTGTATTCATAGTAACAGGTGAAGCTGTCCAACTTGTACCGTTATATAATTCTGTTGTTCCTGATAGAGGGGCAGGTACAGGGGTTCCTCCAAAAAGAAGTCCAGCTGTTTGTGTTCCTGAAACTCCTGCTCCTCCTCGAGCAGTATTTACACTTCCTCCACTAGCAAAAGCATTTACAGTAGCAAACTGATAACCCTTCAAAAGATTCGTTGTTGAATTATACCAAATCTGACCTTCAATCGGATTTGACGGATCCGTAGCCGTGATTAAAATATTTTGTCCTTGTATGCCTACGTATTCTGTCATAATTTTATGTTACTGTTACTGTGTTAGTTTGTCCGACTCCTGCACCTGTCCATTCTTCTGTTGAAGATGAAGGTGAAGCAGGATTTGTTCTTCCTCCAAATATTACACCACTAGAACTAGGGCTTGTTTTTGAACTACCCATTGCTGTTTTTGCCGCTGCAAGTCCAGTTGGATTACTACTCCATGTAGTCCCATTCCATATTTGTGTAGCAGTTGTAGTATATGATGGACCTGCTGGACTATATCCACCAGCTCCTATAGCTGCTGTTTGAGTTCCAAATCCTCCAAGAGCAGCTGTAGGAGTAGCTAAACTTGGAGTAGCTGTCCAAGAAGTTCCATTAAAAGAAGCACCTGTAGTAAAAGTTGGATATCCACCAGCTCCTAACGCCGCTGTTTGAGTTCCCACTAGCATATAATCTCTTAAAGCAGTTGGATAAGATGTTCCACTTGTCCAAGTGGATCCATTCCAATTTTCAACATTGGTTAAATTACTATTATTATACCCCCCTGAATAAATTGCTGCAGTTTGAATACCTGTTCCATTACCAACATTATATCTTGCTGTATTTATACTTGGAGTAGCTGTCCAAGAAGAACCATTAAAAGATTCTGACGCTGATTGATATGTATTTGGAGAACCGACTGTTCCTCCAAATGCAAGTCCTGAAGTTTGAGTTCCAGCAGATCCCATATTATTTCTTGCTGTATTTAATCCTGTTGGATTAGAAGTCCACGATGTTCCATTATATAATTCTGTTGTTCCTGCACCACCACCACCAAAAGCTAATGCTGCAGTTTTAATTCCATTTCCGCCTAAACTTATTCTTGCCGTATTCATAGTCCCGCCGCTCGCCCAAGATCCAACAGTTGATACTGTTCTCACTTTTAAAGTATCAGACGTAGAATTATACCACACCTGACCGATTTGAACATCGGTTGGATCACTTGCTAGGTACTGGACTTTTTGTCCATATGTCTCATAGTAAGTAGTCATAAAAAATTTATCCTAAAACTATTGCATTAGGTCTTAGTCTATTAAGTCCAGTTCCAGTTTCAGTTTTCTGTTCATCAGGTAAAGCATCCCAAGCAGCTTGAGTGATTGCAACTTCTGCATCTACTATCGCTTGAGCTTCTTCTTTAGTTTTGAAAACACCTGCTACTTTATTAACCCAAAGATTTGCATCTTTGTTATTAGCTGGTATTTGCCAAACATTACCTGGAAAACCAGAAATTTGAAATTTAGAAGATTCACTATGTTCAATGAACCCCTTTCCCCAATTTTCTGCTGTGCAGTATTTATATGCCATTGTTTCTCCTTGTTGTTTTAATTATATCACATTTTTTCATATTATGAAGTAGTTATCGTTTGTATCAACGGGGATCCTACACCTGTCCAAACTTCTGTGGTTGTTACATAAGAAGGAGTTCTACCACCCACTGCTAAAGCAGAGGTACCGCTTGACCCTGACCTGTTTAAACTAAATCTTATAGTACTTAATCCTGTTGGATTATTTGACCAGCTAGTTCCATTGTATAACATTGTTGTTCCAATAGTAGTATTAGATGGAGTAGATGAACCACCAAATCCAACAGCTGAAGTTTGAGTTCCAGCAGATCCATTGCCTATGACTGTCGCTGGTGTAGATCCAGATGAAGTCCAAGAAGAACCATTCCAACTATTAGAGGTACTTTGAAAATTTGCAGCTCCATCTGCTGTTCCACCACCCCAATAAATTCCAGATGTCCCTGAACTAAAAGCAGCACCACCACTCTGAATATTTTGAGGATAATTAGTTGAAGCTGTCCACGTACTACCATTATAAGAACTAGTTGCATTTGTAGCAGCTCCCGTTGACATATTTCTACCACCTACTATGAATGCAGAAGAAGTTGTGCCTCCTCCTCTTTGACTATTAAATGGAGAAGAGGGGATATTTCCTCCTGGAATATTTGTCCAACTAGTTCCATTCCATAATTCTGTTGTTAATACAGGCGTGTTAGCTGGTTGAAGCGATCCACCTGCTAGAAGTGATGAAGTTTGTGTCCCACAACCAAATCCACTAGATCTACTATTATTAATATTAGGAGTAGATGTCCAAGCTGTTCCATTGTATGAAAAAGAAGCATCAGTACTAGGCCCAGGTGCAGTATCCCCTGAAAAAGCTAAACCTGCAGTAGCTGTACCTGAAGAACCCATTTCTCCTAGAGCAGTAGGTAAACTCCCACCACTTGCCCAAGATCCAGTAGTTGATAATGAGGCAACTTTAAAAGCATACGAAGCATTATTGTACCAAACTTGTCCTTCGTTATAGGTGGGATCGGTTGCTAGCGATTGAACCGCAAAACCATTAATTCCCTTATAAATAGTCATGACTATTTAGCCTTTAACAACCAACCTTGAGTTCCATCTATATAGACCAAAGTGTTCGCTGCTCTTTCTACTGAAACTGTTAAACTTGCTGCAGTACCTTGAATTTTTTCTGCTCCATTTGGTGCAACTGTTAAAGCATTAGTGTCAAATGTTCCTGCATAATCTATAAAAGATATTTCATCACCTAAAGTTCCTGCTGGTAAAGTCATTGTAAATGCGGCACTTGTTGTATCACAAAAATACCCTTCTCCAGCTATTGCTGTA